CAAGAAGGCCGAGGAGGATCTCAAGAAGCTGATGGGCACGGCCACCATCGGCATTGCCGGCAAGTGGCAGATCAAGTGGCCACTCAAGAACTACCAAGCCCAGCCCGCCAGGACGGTGCCGCCCAAAGAGGCCTACACCATCAGGCAGTCCACCCTGTCCATTAAGGAGGCCAAAGTATGAAGATCGAAATGTTTGATGTGGACAGCCTGACGGCAGCACACCGCCGCGCTGTGGATGCAGTGCGGTTCAACATCCCCAAGTGCAGCGAGCAGGACGCCGATGAAATCGTCACCAGTATCGTTGCTCTAGTTTTTGAAACCATGAAACAGTATCTGCCAGGAGACACGAATGCAATTGACCACTAACCGGCAGGGCTTTGCGCCAGCCACCATCACCGAGGCCATGGAGTTCAGCAAGATGCTGGCTAAGTCCCAGATGGTTCCGCGTGCCTACCAAGGCAAGCCCGAGGACATCATGGTTGCCGTGCAGTGGGGCTATGAGATCGGCCTGGCGCCGCTCCAGGCGCTGCAGAACATCTCGGTCATCAACGGCAAGCCCAGCGTATACGGGGACGCAGCCATGGCCCTGGTGCAGGCCAGCCCCGTCTGCGACGGCATTGATGAGAGCATTGAGGGCGAAAGCACGCCCAACCCGGTGGCCGTCTGCATCGCCAGGCGCAAGGGTCGCAACCCGGTGATCGTCCGGTTCAGCGTCGAGGATGCCAAGCGGGCGGGCCTCTGGGGCAAGCAGGGGCCGTGGCAGGCCTACCCCAAGCGCATGCTGCAGATGCGGGCCAGGGGCTTTGCCCTGCGCGATGCCTTCCCCGATGTCCTCAAGGGGCTGATCACGGTTGAGGAGGCGCAAGATTATTCAGACGACATAAACCATGGTAAACCTGCAAAGGTCGCTATAAGGCCAGCAAACCCGCTGGACGCGCTGCCGCCGGTCAAGGCCATCCCTGTGGAAACCACCGACCCGGTGGTGATTGCCGAGGCCATGGCCGACACGGTTGAGCCGCCGCCTGTGCCGGTCGAGGTGCTGCAGCAGCAGGCCGAGGAGGCCGGCCTTGAGGTGGTCGATGTCGAGGAGATCGGCGAGCCGCCCGAGGTGGCCGTGCCCATGGGCTTTGCGCTGCTGTTGCCCGGCAAGGATGAGCCGGTCAGCATCCATGACTCACTCGAGGAATGGCAGGACGCCTACGAAGCGATGGCCGACAAGGTGGCCAAGGCAGGCAAAGCTCCAGCCCGCGAACGCATGACCAAGCTGCGCGAGCTGCGAGAGGTCAACGACGAAACCATGAAGCGGATCGACCCCGTGGTCAGAGTCAGGCACACCGCCAACTACAGCAAGCGACTCAATGCGCTGGGGGCTGCCCAGTAGACAGGAAGAGCGCCCGCTCATCCTTGCGACGTTTGACAAGGCCGGGAAGCTCTTTGCCCCCGGCCTTTGTCCACATCAAGAAGGCGTCTGCTGCCTCCTCCCACTCACCCCGGTTAGCCTTCATTCGGATCGTGCTGCGCTGGAAGTTGCCAAGGCCTACGTTGAAGCTGAAGCTGACGCAAGCGTCGAAAGCACCTTGACGGCCACCAACAGCAGGAGCGAGTCGTAGTACACCGCGCTCAAACCCCTCAAGATCTTTTGCCAGGATGGCATCTACTTCTCCCATGGTCAGCGTCCGATCCCAGCCCGCCGGGATGGGCAGGGTCTTGCGCTCCTCGAACGGCACCCTGATGTGGCTCTGGTCAATGACATGGCCCACGCCGACCGTCCAGATCAGCGCCGGGCAGCGGTAAGGTTTGACCCGCACCCCTTCATGGTGCTTGATCATCTTGAGACAGGTGGCGCTGATCATTTGCCAAAGGCTCTGCCGCCGAAGTGGAAGGCAATGATCGAGGCGAACAGGGTGGCAGTCTCTGCATCCCACAGCATCTCGGCCAGCTTGTCGAACTCGACGCCGCGAGTCCAGCCGTACCAGAACAGGCCGATGTCAATGAACACCAGCAGGAAGAAGAACCCGTAGGTGATCACGGGCCTGACGCTGGCCCGCAGGTTCTTCATCCAGGTGCTGGTGCCCTCGTTCAGCGATGTGTCGTGCGCGTAGATGGCCTGCATCTCAGCCTGCTGCGCTTGCACCAGGGTCTGCTGCATCTGGCTATCAGCCTGGGCCTGGATCTGGTCGAGCCTGATCTCCTCGACCCTGGCCTGGGCAGCGTAGCCGCGCTCGAGCATCTGCAGCTCGCGCTCTGTCTGCATCTTGGCCAGCTCCAGCTCATGCTTCTTGTCGCTGCGGTCTTGGAAGAAGTCGAGGATCTTGGGCAGACCTCCCATCAGGAAAGAGACAACGGTTGAAAGAAGGGTCAACATCTCAAACTCCAAAGTACCCGAAGGCCATCAGGGCAGAACCCAACAAACCGACGCCGACGCTTGCCCAGAACAGCGGCATGGTCACAGCCAGGATGGCCGCGGTAGACAGGACGATGCCAAGCTGCAGAGCCGAGCCGGCATAGGTGTAGAAGGGGCTGCGCTCCTTGGCCAGGTCGCGCTGCTCCTCAAGCTCATGCGCCTTGGCCATGATGTCCTCCATGTCCATCTTCATGCGAGCGGCAGCATCAGCCCGGCCCGCCACATCGTAGACAACAGAGCGCACGTTCTTGGCCTGATACCAGGCCCACATGTTGTTTGCCTGGATGGTGTTGGTCAAAACCTTGCTGCTGTTGCTGTTGCCGAGCATCGTATTGATGGCCAGCAGTGCGGCAAAAATTGTGACCGTGATTGCAGCACGGCGCTTGATGATGATCTCAAGTTCTGACCTGGTCATTTTTCTTCACCCATTTCACACAAATCACTTGCCGAGAAAACACATCACCGACCCACACCCATTTGGCGCACTCGTACTGGATGGCAGTGGCCAGCAAGAATGTCATTGCTCCATCGCTGTCAGGATGAAGTAGACCGTGGCCGCCACCAAGGCGATGCAGAAAAACGAAGCGCCAAGGATGATCATGGTTTCTTCAACCTCTTTGTCGTGCCGTGCTTTGGCCTCCTTGCGCCTGCGCTCGGCCTTGGCTGCGTCAGCTTCCATCTGCTTGGCGCGGGCCGTGATCCGCATCCAGACATCCATCTTGTTGCTCTGGAAGAAGAGCATCTTCACCTGCTCTTCAAACTCCCTGGCCTGCTCGAGCGCCATCTCCAGCTCGAGTGCCTTGCCAAGAGCCGACCCCTTGAAGTCGCCGGTCTTGGCCTGCTCGACCACCTCGATCGCCTGGGCCTTGGCGTCGAAGTACTTACCCAGCACCGGCCCCAGAGACTGCACATCCTGGACAGTGGCAACAGCCTTCTTGACCAGGTTGACAGCGCTGCTGACTGCAGCAAGGGCGGTGATGGGATCGACCATGTCAGCCTCCCTTGAAGTGCCCCGCTACCCAAGTGATCGCGCCACCGACCGCAGAGGCGATAGCCATGCCAGCCCACAGCCCGCCCTTGGACTTGTTGGCCAGCTCAAGCAGTTGCTCGATCTGCTTCTCCATCTTGTCGATCTTCTTGTCCATCTGCTGGACGCGCTCCCACAAAACGCCATAGCGAACGGGATCGATCTCACCAGGTTCCATTATTCAGTCCCCCCGGATGGTAGTTGTACAGCGGCAGGCAGCGGTTGGTTGCCTTCGGCAAGCCACTTCAAATAGGCCTGGTAGTCGGTGTTGGCGGGGTCGAAGGGGATGCAAGCGTTGTCGGACAGGCGCTTCACGGTTGCAGCCGCGCCCATCGGTGTGTCGGGGAGGAGTTGGTACATGGTTTAAAGCTCCGCAGATGCTGTGTAATGTATGCCCAAGCCGTTGTTAATTGCGGCACTACTCGCAAGCAAGTAGAAGGCGTTTTCACCAATGCTTTGAGCACTAGCCGCTGTATCTGCGCTGGTGGTGTAATCGCGTGCCTGACCTGATGTGCCGCTTGTTGGGGAATAAACGGTGACTGTCGGCGCTGCTCTTTTTGTGACTTTAAAGAACGCACTCCCTCCCCCAACAGAGTTAATCCTTGTTGTAAGAAACGCGCCGTCCAATGTTACCGCCCCAATAGCCGTCGAAATGTTGTAGCTCTTCTCGTAGTACCGCTGACACAGCATCAACTCAGTCCCATACGGCCTGAAGTCAAAACTCGTTGCTGTGCTGCCGCGCTCCAACTGGACTCCGGTGACCTGCCACGTTGCACTGCTTGTTCCAATCAGGTTTGCTTGTGACGAGTTTGAGAAAAACAAACCGGTTTGCCATGAGTTTAGTGTTGATGTCCGATAATTTGATCCAGAACCAAGATCAAAACGAACAGTAATCCCAATGCCGTTCCCAGTACCCCATGTTCCCGACGTGTCACCAGTAATGATGATGGTTTTGTATTCCCATGTGCTTGCTGAATTGATTGTGTATGTGGCTACATAAGACCGGGTATCAGAGGCATTGCGTAGACCGACACAATACGTTCCTGTGAGCGAAGACTTTACCCAAAAAGAAAGCGTAAAAGTTTGTGCAGATGCTGTTCCATAAGCAGAATCAGCAAAATTAAAACCTTCAATTCTTTGCTCTACTATTGCTGCTTGATTCGCCGTCGCGGTACTACCAGTACCTACAGTGAAGCGAATTGAATTAACAAAACCAGATGGCGCATCTGTTACCTGTTGGACAGTGCAACTAGAAGCGCCAGTTTCTTCATATACAAGAGTGCGGTCTGCGCCATAGACGATAGTGGCGTTAGGCACAGAAGTGCTTGCCCCAGCATTCCTCTGGTCGATCACCATCGCGCCGTTGATGATGCGGTTGCGAAAGCCGAAGCCCTCGTTGCTGGCGAGGAACGTGGCCCTGCTGCTGCTCATGCCAGCCAGCGTGGTCAGCTCTGCGTCGGAGGCCTGCTTGCCAGCCAGGAAGCCGTCCACCTGGCTCTGCGTGTAGGTGTTGGCCACGTTGAACACGGCGAACGCAATGACCACCAGCTCATCATTCAGCGAGGCCGCGCTGCCCAGCACAATGCTGGTGCCGTTGCTTGCGGTGTAGTCATCGCCGGGCCGCAGCACTGCGCCGTTGAGCGACACGCTGATGCTGTTGGCCACATAGCTCAAGGTCGCGCCGTTAGCGTCTGCGCCTGAAAAGGTGGTCTGGCCTGCGGTGGCCACATACTCGTAGGTCACCAGCAGCGCCTGCTGGGCAGCAGAAGCCTCAAGCCACTGGCTGCCGTCGTACACCTTCATGCCGACCGGCGTGGT